ACAGAAGCCACCCTAAGCAACATCCCACTTGGCGTAGCTGAACTCCTCTCAGGTGATGTCTTCGAAACGGTGTACTGATGCGCGATCCCCTAACTATCGATGCCGGAACACTTCGATTCCCTGTAGCCGTACAGCAACAGACATCTACACAGGATGCCTTCGGACAGGAACAGACCTCATGGATAACCCTGCTTAATACCCGTGCGGCAATCCGAACCCTCACCCTCTCTGAACGCGGTAGTGCAAGCGGGTTTGTGTCTGAAGCCACACACAGAGTCACGATGCGTTATCAGTCCGATGTTCCTCTTTCCGCAGGCATGAGGATTGTTTATCAGTCCCACACCTATCTCCTGCAAGCCGTAGAAAACGTGTTGGAACGTAATCGTGTCATCACCTGTCTTGTGCTCGAACAGGCACCCACTCAATGATCGAATCCGGCCTTATATCTCTGTTGAACGCTGACGCCACCATGAGCGGTCTGATTGCAGGAAGAATCTACCCGTTGGTTCTGCCTGAGACACCCACCTATCCCGCGCTCACCTATCGAACGATTTCATCTGTTCCAACCCTCGACCTCAACGGTAACGTGATTGAATCGAAAACACGCATCGAGTTCACTGCATGGTCAACCGTTTACAGCGATTGCAAGACCATACAAAAGGCTATTCGTAACGTTCTGGACAGCTACAGCGGAACTCTACCTGACGGCACTATCGTTCAGTTCACATGGCGTGATGGCTCCGCTGTGGACGCCTTCGATGACGTGAGACGTGCGTACAACTCCTCCCTTGATTACCGTCTGATTCACACTCCGTAGTTTCCCACCCATTCAGTTTCATCTCACCGTGCTTACTGCGCGGCGATCCCTATTGCCATAAAGAGGACTCATCACAAATGTCTAACCCCACCGCAACAACTTTCATCCTTGGTGCTGGCTCCACGCTCTCATGCGCCACCAGTGCCACCGGGACATTCACTCCTATCAATCAGCTGAAGGAAATCACCTACACAGGGACGAAGAGTGACTATAACGATCTCACAAATCTCGGCAGTCCTTCCTATGCCGCTGGTGGTCCTCCTTCCAAGGAATATGCACCTTCAGTCATCACTCCCGGTACTGCAACCGTGACAGGAATTCTCGCTCCCGCTGGCGATGCAGGACAGACCACCGTCACCGCTGCCTTCGGAACACAGACGCTCATGTACTTCAAACATCAGTTCGCTGCTGCTGCTGGTCAGACCACGGGACCAGTTCGTACTTTTACTGCCTATGTAGCTGAGAAACCCGCCATGAATGCACAACTTACTGAGGTTGTCACTTTCAATTTCTCTCTACAGATTTCAGGCGTCATCACCGACACTCCCGGCGTAGCTGCTGCGTAAGAGGACATATGAACGATCATCACATCTCTAAAACCAATATTCATCTTGGCGGCAAGGATCGTTCCCTCTGCTTCGATTTCAATGCCATCTGTGAAGTTTCAAAGCTGACGGGATTGAATCTATTGGAGGCTTCAGTCAGCACTGTGGAAGCCAACAATCTCCGTGCTCTTCTCTACGCCTCACTCCTGCATGATGAACCAACTTCGTTGACTCTCAACGAAGTTGGTTCATGGATCACGATGAAGAATCTCCCCGAGGTTCGAGCAACGATCCTAACAGCATGGTTTGAGTCTGTGACCGATGACGAGAAAACAGAAGGTGACAACAAGCCGGGGGAAGCTCAGGCTCAGACCGAAAAAGTCTGAGCATTCCTTTCTTGTGGAGTCAGGCACGTTACGACCTTGGCCTCTCAGATGAAGAGTTTTATCGACTCACCCCTTCCCTGTTGTCCAGACTGCTCCATCGTCATCGTGAAGCTTTAGCTCATAGTGAAATGTGTTCTGCTCTGACCACTGCTGCTGTGATCAACCATTCGATGTGTCCTCCTGAAAAGGCTGTGAGTTGGATTGATTTCGCCCCACATCACAACAGCTTCAATCAGGACGCCACACCAAAAGCAGTCCTCACCGATGCACAACGCCAGATGATCCAAGCCCACGAAGTAGCTGCTCTGGAGTTGGCTGCAAAGATGCGACAAGGAACAGATACTCATGCCTGACGACTTTCAAGCTCTACGTGCCAAACTCGATGCTCTCAAGCGTAACGCTGTGGTAGCCGCTGAACGTAAAGCATTACGTGCGACAGGTGAAGTCATTCGTGACGCCATCGTTGAGGTATGCCCAGCGCAAGCAGGAAAGCCCGAAGGCTTGCTGGAAGTAAACGAACTGAAAGAGAGCTTTCGTTCTTATGTTCGTATCGCCAGTGATCAAGCTGCTGCCCAAGGCAAAGAAGATACTGTCGTCGTGCAGCCTAACACCCAGGTCTGCAAGGACGTCGCCCTATGGGTTGAGCGTGGACACGCCGGACCCACACCTGACTCCAAACGAACCAAGCCCAAGGCATTCATTCGACCCGCTCAGGACGCCATCGAGCAGAAGGCCATAGATACATACGCCTCCGTCATGACTGAGGAGATTCAGAAGGCATTCCATGAGTGACGCATCCATTGCTGTAGTATTCTCTGCCGACACAGGCAAGTTCATCGCCAACGTTGAAGGCATGGATGCTGCAACTGTCAAAACTGCCAACGCCATCGCAGCGGCTAAGAACAAAATCCTTCAGAGTTTCAACGATCAGGTTCAGGCTGCAACCAAAACAGGTGCATCCGCTCAACAACTCGCAAACATCCAGACGAAAGCCGCTCAGGGGATTGCGTCGGTCACTGAGCAGAATGCAAACCGTGTCATCAATTCTTTAGATCGCATCTCTGCACGGCAAAAAGCTGTAGCTGCTGAACTTGGCAATCTTAAGGTTCCTGAAGTCAAGGAATCCTCCGAAATCACTGACCGCATGAGAGCATCAGCACTCTTACGTGGTGGTGGCCTTCGTGCTGGTGAAAACTTTGCATCGCAGTTTCAAGCATTCAATCAGATCGCCACGATAGCTTTCCCTGTGCTTGGACTCGCCACCCTGACAGAAGAAGCCATCAAGTTTGGAAAGGCAATTTATGAAGCCTTCGATATGGGTGGCAATCGTGCTCGTCAAACGGCTTCGGAAGTCCTTTCTGTATCGAATGCACTCCGTGATTCCAGCACCTCCCTAGACATTCAGATCGACAAGCTGCAACAGGAACAAGCCAAGCTAGAGAAGAAACCGTTCAATGGCCTCAAGCTTGCTCTCGATGAAGCCGCCGAAGCCTCTGAAAATCTGCAAAAGCGCCTTGATGGTGTTTTACAAGCTGAACTGAAAGTTCTAGTTGGCATGTCCGCCAGTATGCCTCAAAAGCTGCTCACTGGGGGTTCAGACACACATCAGGAACAGGTGATGCTTGGGGAGCACAATCGCTATATTCAGCAAGCAGGTAGTATTCAGGACCAAGACTCTGAATCAAAGAGCTACGCTCGTGCTCTACAAACTCGTCTCGTTGAACTTCAGCGGATGAAGAAGACCAATGAGAATACTGAACTATCGGCAGCAGAATCCGGCTCCGGTGGTACGGCCATCCTCACCCACTACGACGAAGAAATAAAAGCTGTTCAGCAGTTGATGAAGTGGCAAGGTCAGGAGCAGCAGAACATCCAGAAGACCATCGATCTGCAAAAGCAACAGGCAGACACACAGACCGCTCGCGATAAGCATGAACAGCAGACATCAGATCACAGCGCATCTGAGGCAGCAAACAAGGCCAACGAAGCTCGCCTCAAGTCGATGGAAGCTTATGTCAACCAATGGAAGACACAAGCTCCTGTATCTGCATCTGCGATCTATAGCTATTGGGAAGTTCAGAAGTCTACGTTCTCCGCGAAGTCGAATGAGTTCAATGCCATCGTTGCAAAACAGGCAGAGCTTGCTGAGGCTGGCGCTCGTGCAGCCCATGAGCAGATGCAAAAATTACGTGAGTCCCTGAAGGCAGGTACGGACGGTGCTCCCGCTGGAATTGATAGAAACATCAACTTCCAAGGCAATAATGCGGAGTCAGCACGTTCCTTACAGCGGACAGGCTTATCAACGGCACTAGGCGATGCTGAAGCGCAAGCACAGGTCGATAAGACCAAGGTCAACATCGATCAAGCCTCTGGTGCTATCTCTAAGCTCACAGCCGACCAACGGTTAGCAGCCATCGAAGCAGACCTTCACGCCAAGCGTCTGGCTGACCTGAATGAACAACTAGAGGACTTAAGGAAAAACAGTGGTACGTACAACTCCGTCACCGGCATTTTCTCTTCGGATAAGGACCAACAGCGATCTATAGAACTACAAAGCCAGATCACGAAAGAGCAGGCTTCGGCTTCCGTCGATGCCCTGAAGTCCGCTGCTGACATTGCCGGTCAAACATGGTTTGGTGCTCTCAAGAACGCAAACGCTCAGTGGATACAGAACTCTCAGGACTCTGCCAAGCAGGTTGCGGCTCTATACAGCCAAGTAATGAACGGTGTGAACAACGACCTGACAGGTCTTCTCACAGGGCAACACTCGCAAGGCAAGACCGTATTCCAAACGTTCAAGCAAAACCTCGGAAACACGGCTGATGGTGTTGGCAAGACTCTCGTCAACACCGGTCTGCAAAAGGCTGAAGGTGCTGCAATGAAAGCGTTCGGTCTTGGCAAACGGGACGGCTCATCTGCTTCTAGTGCTCTGTACGTGACGATGGCTGGTGGAACGTTCGGCAGCGGTGTCGCAAGCGGTGGTAAGGGCATCAAGTCACTGTTCAGTAAGGGCGGTGATGATTCCGATGATGATGATGATTCGTCCGGCGTCGGTGGCTTCGTAAAGAAGATAGGCGGATTCTTCTCGAACATCTTTGGCGGTGCAAAGGCTGTAGGTGGTGATGTCACTCCTGGGCATATCTACCGCATGAATGAATCAGGCCAAGAGCTATTCGCTCCCTCCGTCTCAGGAAAGATCATCCCCGCTGGATCATCCTCCGGTGGTGGCTCCTCACCGATCGTGTACTCGGTGAATGTCGCCAACGGCGTAACGCCTGAGCAGATGGACATGCACGTTCGCGCTGCTCTTCAGGCATACCATCCCCATGCAGTAGCCGCCTCGGTCGCTGCTGTGCATGATGCCCAGCGCCGACGCCCAGCACGATAGACACACACTTTTCCAACCCAAGCCTCTGCTCATGCAGGGGCTTTTCTCTGCCCATTTGAGGAACACCCATGCCCGCTGGATATACCGCCGTCTCCGCAACAAACCTCTGTGACGCCACAGGTACAACAATCGCTAACGCAACGATCAGCTTCAAACCCGTGGACAACAAAGGCAACTCCATCTCGTTCCGCGCGGGTGGTACTTCGGAAGGGCAAGCATCGTCTCAGCCTGTATCCACTACCGTAACCAATGGTGCCTTCACGATCCAGCTTGCGGATACCACTCTCACCACGCCTCAAAACGTTGGCTACACAGTTACCGTCATCGACAACCTGACCGGCGATTGCCTACTTGGTCCCGATGGATATATCTGCGTGCAGCCTAGTGGGGCGACGTGGAGCTTCGACACCTATCAACCGAACTTTGCGGCTCAGATCACGGTGCAATACGGCCCTCAGGGATTATCGGCGTATCAGGTCTATCAATCGGAAGGTGGCACCCTAGACGAGGCCGACTGGTTGGCATCGCTGCATGGAGCTACCGGCGATCCGGGCGCATCTGGCATCGTGGGCATCCCGATTTATGCAACCGCGTCCGCTGGCTCAACAGCGGGTACGGGCGCGGCTGTTGGTGGCTACTACCTCGTTCCATCGTCAACACCGGGACAGGCGTTCGATATCTACCAGAATGTGGCGAATGCTCCCGTGTTGTATGGTGAGCTTGCATCGCAGAATGTGCTCGAAAAAGCAGATGGTCTGTATGTGGTCGACGGCGCTGGATGGTATGTGAAGTTGTTTGATTACGCTACCGGTACGTTCACACCGATCGAGGGTCGCATCGAGACTTTGGAATCTGAAGTCGCTACTCTGAACGCAACCGGCGTTAAACCCGATGGTCTGCCCGACTTGTTTCTTGAGGACTCAGTAGGGTTTCAAGTTGGCATTTTGCAGAATGGCAAGTCTCCGCTGTTTGATCCCATGTACTTGCTCCCCGCAACCATCGCTCGATTGAATGCAACCTGCG